TTTAGTAAGAATAGTCTTACCCTCAGCCCCGGCAGTGAATGCTTTCCATTGCAACTTGCCCTCTTTTGTTCGTTTGTTGATGTCTGGAATAACCACGACCTGACTGTCAAACACTTCAGGTTCTAGCATCGCGGTGTGAACTGCTGTGCCCAATAGCATTGCAGCAGATGGTTTCATGGGACTCTTCAGATACTCCCTTGCATGGGCAGGGCTTTTCAGCACCTGCTTCAGCAAGGTTTGGTTCACAGCGTCAACCGTGAAGTAAGAGTCACCATCCAATAAAGTAGGAAGGTATGGTTTATCCATTAGATAGTTCCTTTATTGAGGATGCTATTCTAATTTCGTCAGCCAAGTCAACGCAGCGACACGCATCAAGAACATTCAACTCACTAAGATCACAGGCAAGTTGTAAGATACTTACATGCTTTTTAAGTAGTGGGGTTTTATTATTCATGAATTGTTCCTGTGTAACTGGCATCTCAACCGCAATTGCTTCAACAACGCCATTGTCAGTTGTATGAACATTCTTCTGCCCATTCTTGTGTGGTGTACGTTTGCGAGTTCGTGATGCCTCTGCATGTGCTGCTTGTAACCTGGAGAGTTGCGTACTGGTCACTTGAGAGAGTTTTGGTAGTCTCTTTCTCATTGGCAGGCATGTTCCTCGAAGCCACGTTGAGGCAGTTGGTTGCGATACATCCATTGCCTTTGCCAACCTTGTACATGTCCATCCCTTTGATCGCAGAATGTGCGAGATGGGTGGTGTTGGCGTTTCTGTTCGTTTCCGTTTCTTATTCATTTTTTAAGCTCCTATGCTCATGAATTGTGAGTCCGATTACTAATGCAAGAAACACTCCTGCCAGCAAGAACTCGTGAAGTAGGGCGAACCCTACAGTTAAGAATAATGATAAAGAGATGGGCTTCCGATTGCTCACCTTCTTTTTTTTCTCGAAAAGGGCGTGTGGCTCGTGGGCAGCCACCTCACCCTGTGTTTGTTCTTCCATCGTTTCCTCAATGTCCCTGAGTATGCGACGGGCTTCAGGACTCAACTGTGATATGTCCCGGATGTCGCGATGGAATTTATTGGTATGTCTGTTCATTGTCTTTTTGCAACTTTCCAATCACCATATTTCGATTTGGTTTCGTAGATAGTGCCGTCATTTCCTATTGCTCGGCAATATGTGAATGTGCCGTCATTACAACGAATGGCTCTGCGACCGTCCGAAAGCATACGAACCTCAATCTTTTTCCTGATAAATCCAAATTGTGTTCTCAAGACTATTTCTCTGTTAGCCATGTATCCCGACTCCTTATTTGTTTGGCAGATGTTCTTCTTATAGGGCTTTCCAACTTTTCTACTATCTGTTCAAAAGTAAAATGCTTATGGCGTTCTGCAAGGTCTTTAGCGTTCTTCACACCTTGGATTCCGTTTGCAACTTCAATAAAATCAAACAAATCTGTTCTGTTTATTACTCTTTCTTGAGTATGTGAAACAACACTATTCGTTGGCACAGTTCGATACAAAGTAAATCTTGGTCTTCTTGTTTCGTCCCATGAAGGAATACTTTCTCCACGTATATACCATAAGCCATCTTCAGACAATCTGCCAACTACGTTGTTCAGAATGTTTCTATCTATGTTCTTGTATTTCATTTGCATTGTTTCCTCCTGTTTGAATAAAGATCACTAATATACTTATCGGTATTTGTACCATAAATCTTGATATAAATCTAGGTGGTTAGTGGATAAATGTGGTGGTTGGTGGAGGTTTGTGGCTAAATCGTGAATTTACAGGTGGTTATGATTTGACAATTTTGTCGATAAATAGGTATTGTTCTTGTTAGATGTGTTTAGAATCAGATCATATTGTTATGAAAACGAAAAAAGAGCGTTCTTATTGTATTTGTGATTATGTTGGTGAATGTATTGGTAATGGTGATGGTGATGGTGATGGTGGAGGCTATCATTTTGCTAATGGCAAACGCATGGCGGTGCTATAGCAAACGCATAGCAAACGCATAGGAGAGTAAACATGGGTAAGATAGATAGGGCAATCGCACAGCAAACATATCTCAGAGAGTTGCCAATGAATGGTAAGGTCAAAGCTGCACAGTTGGCGAATGTGTCTATGAGCACAATACTCAACTGGAGGAAGATGGATGGTTTCAAGCTGGATGAGCAACATGCTATGGGAGAGAGGGTTGATCGCATTGAGGTCGCACTCGAAGACATCGCGCTTGGATTAGAAGATGGGTCTGCTGTCCAGGTGAATGCTGCACGACTCGTATTGGCTGCCAATCGACAAGAGTATCAGACTCAATCACACACACAAATCACCGGACCGGGTGGTGGTCCATTACAGATAGCCAGCGTCGATGAACGCCTGGTCGAAGAAGCAGTCAAACAATTGGAGGCAAGGATGCTGGCACTACCTGCAGCGGCTGATGAAGAATCAACTACTACATAGCGATCCAACACTTGAGTTCGCGCTCGAATTAAGGGAGATGACAGCCGGCACTCCAGAGGAGCAGGCTGTTGTACGCACAGTATCCGAGTCCAACGCAGCAACATTCCTCATGGCAGGTGGCTGGACTAAGGTCATCAAGGAGGTTGCTAAAGATGGATTGGAACGTCCATCAGAGGTAACGACTCAACCATTCATCCCATGGCCAAGCCAGCAGCAAGTCATATCAGATGTGGTGGATCACATACGCAATGGTGATGACATCGTGTGGGCGAAGAGCCGGGAGATGGGAGCATCGTGGCTACTGCTATCCATATCACTATGGGGCTGGCTCTACCACGGCTGGTCTGTGCTCATCTGCTCACGAACAGAAGACCTAGTAGATAGAGCTGGTGACCTTGACTCACTGTTCCCTCGAATCGACTCAATGATTGAACGCCTGCCTTCATGCCTATTGCCGTGTGAACGTGAACGTATCATGCCAGGAGGGAAGAACCGTAGGCACATGGTGCTCACGCATCCTGAAGGTCATTCAATCGTAGGGCAGGCTACTACTGAACACATCGGTCGTGGTGGTAGGCGTACTGTAGTCATCTTCGATGAGGCAGCAGCACAGGACAAGCTCGAAGCAGCATGGCGATCAGCAGCAGACACAACACCATGTCGCATAGCAGTAAGTACACACCTAACAGGCAGTTACTTCACTCGTACACTGTGGCCATTGGCTGAGTCAGTGGGTAGACCTACACCAATCCTGACCACATACGAGGGTCATCCAGCCAAGTCACATGGTGGTGAATGGCGTGTGGATGACGATGGCACAGTCACTGGAGAGCCTGGTCGCAAGTACTACTGGTCACCGTGGTTCGAGAACCAATTGCAAAGGCGTGACTTGGTAGACATTAGAGAGAACGTGTTGGCTCTACCATCTACAGCTGGCAAGGGGTTCTTCTCACTAGCACACATCGTGAGGTGCAGGGGTGCGGTATATGAGCCTAGACGTTGTGAGGTGGTGGATGATGTACTGATAGACTCACCATCAGGTAGGTGGCGTGTATTCAGAGAACCAACAAGGGCAAGCAAGTTAGTGGTTGCAGCAGACCCAGCATATGGCACAGGTAGGCACAACTCTGCCGCTGTCATGATGGATGTAGAACGTCGAGAGGTAGTCGCAACATACGTTGATCCACACTGCTCACCGTACGATCTAGCCAAGGAACTCGTGCAAGCCGGCAGAACATGGGCAAGGGGTAGGTCTGAACTACTCATCGGTTGGGAGGTCAATGGTCCTGGTGCTGCAATGCATCATGACTTGGAGCGTTTGAGATACCCAGGCATATACCGGGAGAAGCGTGGTAAGCCTGGATGGACTTCGAGCCGACAGGCTAAGAGATCACTGTTCGGTGACTTGGCAAGGGCAATAGCAGATGACACACTCACTATTCCAGATGGCGAGATACTAGATGAGATGGAGACAACGGTCGTGTACGACAATGGCGGGATAGGACCAGCAAGGCTAGAGATAGACAAGTCATCTGGTGCAATCGAGGCACATGGTGACCGTGTTGTTGCAATGGCATTGGCAATGCGAATGGCTGAAACAGCCTGCGGTGAGGCAGATCGAGTAGAGCCAGAGACAGGATTGCCAGACTTCTCTGCAAAGACACTAATGAAAATGGATGAAATAATGCCAGAAAACAAGTTGACAGGTTAATGTAAACATGGGTAATCTACCGATAGATAAATAGGAGAGTAAATCATGGCAACAGAAGTAGAACGACGAAAGCCATTGAAGGTAGTTCACAACAAAGTCACACTTGGGGGCACGAGTGCAACCGTATTGGGCACTTCGTTTGACCTAGTGGCATCTGAAATGACAGTGAAAGCAGCAGTGTCAAACGCTGGTGCTGGCTATTTGGGAAGCCATTCGGATGTGGGTGGCACAACAGTGACTACATCAAATGGGTTTGAGTTAAGAGCAGGACAGCAAGTGACCGTCACGGTTGGTTCACCTCACGAACTCTATGTCATTGGAACAACTAGTGACATTTTCTATTGGATAGCATCATAGGGGGCACACATGCCAGCAGGTAAAGGCACATACGGTGGCAGGGTAGGTAGACCGCCCAAGAAGACGGGCAAGAAGGTTAAACGTAAGGTTAAACGTAAGAAGAAATCTTCGTGAACGTAAACACACTCAACTGTAATAACAATGTGGCAGACTCTGTAGTCACGCCACCGCAGATGAATAACATCTTGCTCTGGTACGACTCATTAAACTACGAACTTGGTGGTCTTGGGAGTAACATAGCAAAGCTGTATGACAGGGCTGGCAATAACACGATGGCACAGACAACTATTAATGAACAGCCATCGAACGTGGTCTTGCCCGGCAAGTTTGGTAATCGTAGGGTTACATACTTTGATAGTTATGAAGACAGGTACGGTTCAGGTGATAACTCGCAGTTGACAGGAACAGTAAACCTACAAGATTGCTTTGGTCCTGCAGGGCAACTGAACGACGACCCGCCTTGGACAATAGCGTATGTANGTGCTATAGCACACGGGACTGACACGGCTTCCATCTTCACACTTTCTTCTTCATCCTCATCAGCACTAATCGCAGTCAAAGAAGACGGTGGTGGTAGCGGTGATGGCTTATCTCTGAGAGTCACCCCTGATACTGCCTCAAGCGACGTAGACCAGTGTGGTGGTGATTTTATTGCAGCAGACGTACCAAGAGTCACCGTAATAAAAAGCGTACATAACTCAGGAAATACTGAACTTTCGGCAAAAAGTAATGATTCTGCACTAGATTGGGATGACGAAGGAGGTCCGACTAACACTGTCGCCTTTGGGACATTTAGCAATATAAATACACTTAAGTTAGGGGTAATATTGGGGTCAACTGATTGGGTTTTATCTTACTTAGCAGAGTTTATATTCTTCAATGCTGCCCTATCAGACGCAGAAATAACTCAAGTAACTAGTTATCTAAATGATAAATGGCAGGTATATTGAATGATAAAACTTGACGAGAAAAGACTAAAAGAAGAACTGAAGACCGCAAGGCAATGGCGTAACCAGCATCTTGGATCATGGAAGGAGATGATAGACAGGTTCTCTGGACCTGCTTATCTGGATAGTGGCAGCATGGACACAGCGTCCAACGACCCAGAGAACTTCGCATATTCAATGGTTGGTCTGATCCTGCCCAAGTTGGTGTATGATTCACCAAGGGTAGAGATTGAAGCTGACGACCCCATCGCGGATGGCTTCACGTCAGAGACACTGGAAGCAGCGATGAACAGGTGGACTGTTCGTTCTAGCCTGCGACAAACATTACAACGAATAGGAACGGATATGTTGTTCTCGTGGGGTATTGCGATGGTGACTCGTGAGCCAGAGGGTTCAATGAGACGCATTGACCCACACCATATGGGTACGACTCCACGTGTATACCGTATCAGCCCAGAACATTTCATCATGGATCCGGCAGCAGATGCCTTCGAGGACTCACGATTCCTTGGGCATTCATATGCGATGGACTTGGATGACCTGAAAGAACGGGCTAAAGAAGACGACGACTACGATAAAGATGTAATTGAAGAACTAACAGCCGGCACAGGCAACGATGATTTTAGGTTCAAGTATGGAGAACGTCGAGAGATAACTGACCGCGAAGAGGTTCTTGTTACAGAGTTGTGGGTCCCGGAACTTGAAGCAGAAGGTCACCCTAAAGATGGCAAACATAACGGTACAATCTACGTACTAGCAGA